GGTAATCTGCATACGTTTGGTAAAAATATGAAAAATTATAAAAATATAGTTGTATCAACCTTACCTGATTTTAGACACAGTGATAAAAAAATAATATATAATAATACTACTTTTGTTATAGGTGTAATTGGTGATATATCAGACGTGAAAGGATTTGTTGTATTAAATCATATATTGCGAAATATTAAAAATTTAAATGTAGAAATTATTGTATTTGGTAAAGTTCATATTAAAGAAATAGAAAAACAATATTCATATCACACAATCCAGGATTTAAACAGTTTACTGGAAAAACATAAACCCAATATATTATTAGAATTATCATTATGGCCAGAATCATATTCGTTTACGCTTTCGTTATCTATGATAACACAATTGCCTATTATTTATCACGATAAATACTTTCCGTGCACGGTACAACGACGATTATCTCTTTATAATAATGCTCATTCATTTAAAAATATTTCCGAATTAAATATCAATTGGTTAATATCAAAAAAGCAAGATTATTTATATTTGATTAAACCTGTTATATATTTTCCTCCATTTTGGGACCATTATTTTTCCAAATCCAATAGCAGAAGCCACATATCTTACAAATTGTTAAATCAGGAATATAATATAGTTATTATCACTTCTAAAATATATACATCTAACAAACCTTTCAGTTATTCGTCCGAACGTTCTATTTATACACCAAAAGAACGTTTATCTCAAACCATTGAAACAATTAAATCAGTCAGAGATAATATTCCTAACAGTTTTGTTATATTGTATGATAATTCTGTATTGGATAACGTAGAATATTACACTATTGCAGATAGAGTGGATTGTTTTATAAATCATCATAATGATAAAACGATTAATGAGTTTACAAATAATAGCGTTCATAAATTATTTGGCGAAATAGCACAAACCTATAAAATATTAGAGTATATCAAAATTTACCACAAAGATATGAATGTTAAAAATCTATTTAAAATAACAGGAAGATATATAATTAACGACAAGTTTAAATTTACAGAATATGATGATATAGATAATATTATATTTAAACGCAATACTGATGTAAATGACCGACTATACTACTTTACATGTTTTTATAAAATTAACGGGGGCAAAATAGGACTATATTACGATATTATTAAAGAACTGTTTGCTGATATTAAAAATGGTTCATATGAATTTGAAGAATGGGAAGTGCTATTACCGAATTTATTATATCGCGAGTTTGAAACGGTAGAAACATTAGGTATAACACAAAGAATAGCAGTTTGGAAAGACGAAAGTCAAATATAATATTTTTATGAATTAAATATGAAAATATTATATATACAATGTTTTTAATATTTGATACATATGCTGGATTATGTAACCAAATGTATGATATACAAGCCTCTATCAATTTTTGCATAATTAATAATATAAATTTTTCGTTTCGTTACGCATCGCTTAGAAATAAAGACGATTTAACAAAGTGGTATAATGTTGACTTTTGTGATTTATTTAATGATTCATTTATAGAAACAAAATTATATATACCATTTAATTCAATTACTTTGACTAACGAGAACACATATAATTTACGCAATAATAAGCGGTGTATTGAATGGATAAACCGAGATAAAGCAATATATCCACAATTAGATAGGATAGAAGAGGAATATATAGTTTTACTGCAATTTTGGTCTATTTATCAAAATTTTAAAGACATTCAAAATTTTTATCCACAATTAAATCCTGCGAAACGTTTATACGATATTTATAAATCAATATCATTAAAATTACCTGAAAAATATAATTTAATTCATTATAGGTATGAAGACGATTTTATAGCACATTTTAAAATAAAAATTCATCCAAAATTATGCGAAATAATAAGTCAGAATAATTTCACAAATAAGGATATCCCTATTTATATAGCAACATACAATATTAAAAATATACCAAATAAATACTTATCAACTAGCCTCTCTGATTATAAGAATATACTTTACAAAACAAATAATTATAACGACGATTTAAATTTCGAGGAATTAGCATTTATTGACTTTATGATCGGTAAAAATGCACAGCAAGTAATTGGACACAGTAAATCTTCGTTTTCGGTAATATTGAATTCATCTCATGCTACAAATAATTATTATGATTAATGCCACATATAAAACAATACACTGGTAATAAGGCTCTGTGTTTTATTCATTAATGAGAACCCCTTTTGTGGATGTAGATTATCAATAAAATGCTCTTTATATACGTGTTCAAAATGGGGGTTATGTTTTTTAATATATTCAACACCTTCCTTATTCGATAATATTTCATTTGTAAGGTTTTCAACATCACATGCTGTGCAACTGAGTTCATAATTATCATTCCACCATTTTAATAATTCATCACATTTATGTTTAATATGAAAATGATCGTTGTAAATTTTTGTCTTAATATCTTGGGGTAAATAATATTCTATTTTAGCATATAGTTCGTGTTCGTTTATTGAAATTTCATCAAAGTTATCCATTATTTGTTTTATATCATATAAAGATATATAAAACAAATCAATTTTATAATTTAAATATTCCAAATGCTGATAAAAATATTATATATGTATTTAAACAAAAATTGAATTCATTTTATACTTATTTATGAAATGAATTAAAATAACAATGAACGTAACTAATACTGATCTACTCAATAATAGATATAAATATTCGATTGATGTTCTGGAACAGAATATTGTGAAAAATCATCTTGATGAAAAAATACTTTTGGCAACACAAACGCTAACACCCGAGTTTTGCGTGAAATACATATTAGATTTAGATATTGAAGGAGGCGGCGAAGAGTCGTATATATTTGACGTATGTTACATATTAGGGTTCCAGAAACATATTACAGAAAAAGAATTAATGGATTTAATATCTACTTAAAAATTGTAGATAGAAATAGAACAATTTTTAAAGTTGAATTTATTTATGCTTCTTGAACTTGCTCTTGAACTTGCTCTTGAACTTGCTCTTGAACTTGCTCTTGAACTTGCTCTTGAACTTGCTCTTGAACTTGAACTTGCTCTTGCTCTTGCTCTTGAACTTGCTCTTGTTCTTGCTCTACTTGATCAGTTTCAATATCATTTGGACTTAATACAAAATTCATATTTTGAATACGCGTTAATTCATTGTTACGTAATTGTTCATCTTCAGGATATATTTTATTTAAAAGTACTTGTTGATTATCTTTAGCGTTAATTTCATATTTATTAAAACGAAGAAGTAATTCCATATCTTCAACCTTTTTTAATAAAAATTTACTATTATCATTATTATAATATTTATAATATAATTCATCATCGTTAATGTCATACGTATTATGTGAATATAATAGTTTATCACAACATATTTTATTATTTTTCCATATCTGTTTGGTTACTACAATTAGACGTTTATTCATATTAAATCCGGTTCGATAACTGCATAACTCAGCACCTTGATAATAATTCATACTCCAATTTCCAGAAATGCATAAAAGCGAACAACTAAGCAGTTGTATTGCTGGTCCTAGTACATAACCAATAGGCAATCCAATAAAAGTTTTACACATCCTTTGCGCCTTTTGCGTATAGGTTAATTCAGTCATATCAATATCATTCGTTATTTTTGTTAATAGTTCTTCAACTTGATTTTCATCACAAAATAAATGTATTTTGCAAATGCTATTTTCCACGTTTCCAACAATCTTTACAATTTCATATTCTTTTTCAAATAACTCGTCTATATTATTAATATTTGACGTTGTATAACAAATAACCGGTTCTTTATAAGGTTCATTATCTTGTGCATCAACTTCGTGATAACTTACTGTATCATTACCACCACCTCGTTTAATTGTATAATCACTATGTGACATAAACCATTGTGTATATATTTTAGTATATCCATCACATTGTAGAAAAGCACTTTTTGTATTAACACTAAAATCACATGCTCTTACTTTAATATTTATATCTGGAGATACATTTCCACATATATATCTAAATTGATCAATATTAGAAAGTCGTGTAATTGGCATTATATATAAATATAAAATACATCTTTATATTTATTAGTTAAATTTATATTTATATTTTGAAACAAGACACCATTTGGTATCCCATTTTAAATCTTAACTGGTATAAAAATACAACAGTTTACAGTAAAATATCGGAAACAATACCATCTACACAGTATGGTTTTATAAATTCCAATTGTTCATAACAAGAAATTGTATATGTGAAAACAGATATATATTTATGACGCAACATCTGAACTGTAGTCCAATTTAACATTGTCCAATCAAATGCTATAAACGATAGAGAATATTTGTTAGTGATATCAGATAAAATGTCCATTGTGTAATTATTTGAAGTAATAAGTCCAAGATTGTATTTTTTTGTAGTATTTGATAAATAATGAATGTGATTTATATTAAAACTAGCGATCCAAATATTTCTTGTATCAGTGTCGTTTTCTATAAAAAACCTGTCTAATATAGCAGCCAAAAGGTTAGACCCTTTCAAGTCTAGATATAACTTGCATTTTTTATAGTCAATCGCTCTCATAACAGTGGATAATGTTACTATTTCAGGTTGTTTTGAAACCAGTTCAGCGTAGCTCATATCTTTTATCAATTTATCTTTATAGTGAATATCGTGATATAATATGATTTGATTATCTTTATCTAATTGAACATCCAATTCTATCATGTCAAACCCATATTTTATAGCATCATTTATCGATCCCAATGTATTACCATTTGATTTCCCACAATATCCCCGATGTGCTATGTTTAAAGGCATATAGTGTGTATATATATACGACACACGATATAAAGCACAAAAATTATATAGAAACAACTGTTTTCACGTTGTCTTGTGTTTTTTGAACATCTCTTTTATCAGGTTCTTCTATCCCAAGACTTAAATATTTGGAAATGACCATGTTTGTATTTAATAAATTATTGATAGATGTTACCGGAAACCAGTTATATGCACTTCTGGATAACATTTCGTCTTCGGGTATATATATTCCGTGTGTACGATCATTGCAAAATACAATAGGTTCTTCTTCTAACAGATTTTCAATTAACACAGGCATTCTATCTGCATTTTTAACACCAATATAAATACCGTCCATTAGGTTAATGTGATTTCTAGCAATCTCATTATCGAGCCATTTTGAAGTATATCCAAAAAAGTCTGCTTCTGCATTATAATGAGGGTTTTTATTACGTTGTCTTAAATAGTCTATCATATCTTTTATCACTGCATTGCGCTTGGGTGATCCAATAAACATAGAATTAGCTGTGAATTTTTGGTCTCTTTGATTTTTAATAATGCTCGCATTATGATTTGTTTTTTCAAATACAAACGGTTTATCTGCTGCTATATTTTTAGCAAATAATGGAGCTAAATTTCGAAGACATACAAAACTATTGGGCACGATAAATCCTCCATAAATATAAAGCAATTCAATCATACCTAATTCACGATAATAACTACGCTGAGGTTCGGGTAATTCTGAAACCTTTGTTTTCCATCCCGGAATTAACTGACTAAATGAATCGTCATCAATTAAACAAATATTAAAGTCATTACCACAATGGTTAATTATGGATTTTATTGTTAAATGTATATACGGCTGATTTAAATCGGTAGATGTTCTTGAACCAAAACTCTTCCATTTTCTAGAATTATATTCGTATTTTGTATGAACCCATAGTTTTGGGCGATTATAACCGTAGAGAGGACTTTCGTTTAATAAATATTTTCGAATAAGTTCATCCTCGCTATTTTTAGGTGCGATTGAATTTTTTATTTTATTACCAAAGGCGTTGACCGCAACGACAATACCTATGGTAATGACTGTATAGAATAAACCTTTCTCGCTAAATAAAGACATTATATACTATTATATATTATATAATAGTATTATTATCATACTAAATGGTAAATTAAATTTTTCTAAATGTTATTAAAAATAGATAAAATAATCGATATTATATTTTGACTCGTTATATTTGATTTTTGACGTAAACATAATATCATTACTTTTGCAGATCTGTCGAACGATATTAACAAATGAATTGTAATTAAATTTTCGAGTTACATAGAAACGTTTTGAGTCTTGATAATAATCTTTGATAGCAGATAAAAAATCGGTTTGATAATTATTATATAACAATTTTTTAAACGCATTGTTATCTATTAAATAATATCTATCTGTTTTTAAACAAACCTTTTCTAATAATTCAAAAATAATATCGATTGGAACATTTTCTTTAAATATCTGTTTCAACATTTATTATGTATTTAACATAGATATTTATATATTTACTAGAATATCATAGATATCGTAGGTAAATAACACGATTTCAATGATATCTTCGTGTAGATTATAAAAATACGTGATGTATTTACATATGATAGGTAAAATTGTATATTGTTGAGTTTCGTTCAATAATTCAGTATTTTTGATAAACGTATAAAATATATCTAAAATATCAATTACAGAATAGCCATGATCGTGTATTTTGTACATGATTTCGACCGCTTTATCTAAGTCATTGTCGAGTAAATAACCTATATATCTTTCAAAATCTCGGTAAGATACATTGGAAATAATTTTTTTACACCGATCGACATCATTTTTATCATTAACTGATGAAGATAAAATGCTAATTTTTTCTAGATGAGAAATTGTTTCGCGTATAGAGTTCCGGGAAAACGATAATATATATTTTTTAGCATCTTCTGTTATATGTATTTTTTCATTTTTTATTATGTGGTTAACAAGTTCATTGGTAATATTATCATCAATCGATTTTAATTTTAATATATGTAATCTAGATTGAATACTTTCAATAACTTTATGTACATTTGAACAAACCGATATAAAATGTATATTGGCCTTGTGCTTATCAATGTGATTTCGAAATACTTGCTGACATTGTTCATTTATTAAATCCATATCATCTACAATAATTAATTTTTTTTTACCATAAATCGAGCATTTTGATTGACTAAATGTTTTCATTTCATTCCTATAATAATTAATACCCTGTTCCTTGAGACTATTTATATACATAATATTATTATCCGGTAATGACTGATCTTTAGATAAGCCATAATATTCCCGTATAAGTGCATATAATATAGATGTTTTCCCAGAATTTCCTGCACCGGTTATCAAAATGTTTAGATCGTCTATTTTAATCAATGATTTTAATACAGATATCAATTTTTCATTACCTTTAAAATCATTAATATAATATGGCTTATATTTCGTGATAAAATTTACCTTGTCTGGTATCTCTGTAGTTTTTTTTGAAACAAAAAAGTTTTCCATTGTTAATACTTAATGAAATTAGATTTTATGTTTGTTTACAACGAATAAATAAATACGGTTAAACCTGAATAAAAATAAATAAAATTATAGTATTAATGTCGTATTATAATATTTTAGAAGTAAATAAAAATTCAGATAGTGATGAGATAAAACGCGCTTATAGACGTAAAAGTATGCTTTATCATCCAGATAAACCAAACGGAAATGCTGAAAAATTTAAAGAAATTAATTCTGCTTACGAAACGTTACACGATACAAATAAACGAAAACAATATGACTTTGAACAACAAATGATGCAGAACCCAATGGGTATGTTTTCGGGAGGAGGAGGAGGTATGCCCTTTATGAATATGCAAACAAATATCGATAATGAAGATATAAATGAACTTTTTTCAACACTGTTTGGTAATGTTTTAAATACACCAGTTGAAGGTATGTCGAAACAAGGAATGTTTAAAGGGATGAATGGATTTCCGATCGAAGAATTATTTAGTAAAAACCCATTAAACCATAAAAATATTAAGCCGGATCCCATTAAAATACCCGTTATTATTTCACTTGAACAATCTTATTTAGGGTGTTCATTACCAATTGTAATAAACCGATGGATAATGGTTTCTGATACAAAAATATACGAAGAAGAAACGATTTATGTCGAAGTTTACCAAGGGATTGATAACAATGAAATAATTGTTTTAAGTGAAAAGGGCAATATTACCGAAAATCAAATAAAAGGTGATGTTAAGATAGTCATTAGCGTTGATAATAATACCCAATTTACTAGAGAGGGTCTTGATTTAATCTTTAATAAAACACTTACCCTAAAAGAAGCCCTGTGTGGATTTTCTTTTGATATTGATCATTTAAATAACAAAAAACTAGCGTTTAATAATACTAAAAATGTTACTATTATAAAGCCACATTATCGTAAAAAAATTGCGAATATGGGAATGAAACGGAATGATAAAACAGGGGCGTTAATTGTTTTGTTCGAAATAGATTTTCCAGATAAATTAGAAAAACAACAAATTGAACAAATAAATGATATTTTATAATTGTTTAGTTAAAAAATAACTAAATAATTAAATTAGGCGGAAATACGTTTAGTGGGAATATTCACATCCACTAAATAAATAGAATTCTCTGTTGCGATAATGAATTCGCTACCCACCTTGTATATTTTTACAATAGGACTGGTATATTCTTCCTCACTTTTTACTAATAATTTTTCTTGATTTTCTTTAACCCCAATTAATACAGTTTTGTCTAAGGATTCGTTCCAGTAGTCTAGCATTAATGGCTTATCATCAACAATCGCGAGTTTTATAGCGTGCTGTAAAGTTTTGGTTTCAGGTAATCTGTACTTTTCGTGTACGGGTTCAGATGATTCTACTAGAGCGCTCATAATTATAAACTATTTATTCACTTTTTTTTATATATTTATACGCAAAAAATATATAATATCAGTTTTACTAAATATATTTAGTATATATATATTGAGGGATGTCTGTATCAGAATATGATGAACAAATTATTTGTTGCCACAATAAATACTTGCTTGATTATTTTAATAAAGTAGATACTATAAATGCTACAAAAAATAAAGACTTTATTATTTATCAGGGGTTCCAGACATTTTTACATATTTTGTCTATTTTGTATACAATGGGTATGAAACTCGAACAATTGAAGTCCTATTTAGAAAAATGCCCTTTACTTTTTGTTGAGTATACTGAACAAGTTTATTTAAAACAACTCGAAAATATACATACCCCTGCAATGTTTGTATACAATGTTTTATTAGGATCAACTACCATGCAAGACTACAAGTGTTCTAACAGTTTATTCATGGATCGTTTAATGAAATGGTCACACGTATTATTTTTTTGGAATCATACAAATATATCATTGGATAACCGTAAATATTTTTTGAGTAATTTTTTACAACCGTATCTATTGTTGTTTACAAATAAGGATAAGTTCTACACGCATATTATTTTTGAACATATGCAAAACGCGTTACTTAATAAATCAAATAGCTATGAAATTTATTCGTTTATGTTAACCAGTTTCTTAAATCTTTTTTCGAAACAAAATGTGAATTTTTCATTAGAAGAAGTTAAATCTATTTATTTTTCAAAATTTTTAGAAGAAAAAGAATTGTATGATGAGAAAATCGAAAATATTACTAATTTAAAAGACATGGATGCACTAGTAAAATGGATATTTTCCAAGTAAAAAATACAATATTCTATTTTTGTTATACCATTAACGATTTTGAATTGCTTTATTATAATTCTCAGCAGATACAATTATTGTTTTCTTTCTTACTTTTTCCTGTTTTACCTTTTGAACGACCTTTTCGTCAGGCGCATATATCTGATGATATTCAGTTTGTAGAGTTGCTTTTATAAATTCAAATACATACCGGAGTGTTTTTTCTGTACAATTTCCTACAATTAAACAACTACCTGTGCGGAAAATCATAAAAGATACTTCTGTATATTTTACCGTTTCGCTTAATTCCGACAACTTTTTTGAATGATCGTCGATACCGACAACCCCCATTTGACCGGCTCCGTCGGCTATTTCATGATTATAATAAAATTTGCATTTAACCCCCGGATAACTGCACGGATCATATGCTGCTTCAATATTATATTTATTTCTTAATATTGAATACAACTTGTCTCTATTAATATAAAACCCACAATTGAAATTTGAATTTATTAAGACATTACTTTCAACGTGTTCTGTCGAAAATTCTACTTTTTTTTCTAAAAGAGGGGTTAGTATATTTAATATCATTTCCTTGGCGTCTTGTAATAATTCGTTGTTCAAAATTCCAGGTATTTCCATTTTTCCTGTATTAAATATTTTTGTATGTATTTCATGAAACGATCCTTTGTGTGGAAATCGTAATATAAGTGCAAAACAATTATAAAATGCGTTTTTTACCTTTCCTCGACAATTCATAATATCACGCTTAGATATACCGATTGTTATCTTTCGTTCATCTTTAAACTTATTGCGTCTCGCATTCGGGTTATCTATACGTTTTATAACATGCTCAGTGAAATAATCGATTGATTTTATTTTTTCACAATATGAATTATACTCGTCGACAGTGTGAGATACTACCTTCATTTGTTTTTTTATAATACCACTCTCGGGCTTCCAATATTTAGTAATCGGAATATTCCAAAATACATTATTAATATCAATTACTTGGTTGAGAAATAATACCTTCGTCGTGGTTGATATATACAACTCATCACATTTAGGTAAAACAAGCTCCTCCTCGTTTTTTGTTAATTTACTACTTGTTTGAGCAGTTTTTTCGGGCAATGTACCTTGCTTGCTTGCACTTAGGTAAGAGCTCCATTCGTCGTCAATTGATAGTTCCATATTCTTTTATATTAGTTTTATTAAAATTCTTTATGTTGTTTCAATTTTATATTTTACTCACAAATAATTTCTCAATTAACTTTAATTACATACGAATATGCTTCGCCAAGAATTATTTAAGCAAAACGCGGGAAAAATTCCCACAAAGACAATCAAACTTCCTAGACAGAAAACTATCGACCATACTGCGATTAATGATGGTAAAATTTCAACAAGCGATAACCTTGGTGAAATGAGTAATTTTAATAACGATCCTATCTCGTGCACACCCCCAGATGGATATTTTATACATAACTTGAAATATCGCATGGGGAAATCTTAATTTCAAGCGTTTTCATACTCTCAATTAAAAATATAATAGTATCATCCATATTAGCATTTATGGTGTGAATTGTTTTTTTTATAATATTTATTAACTCTAATGTAATAGGTACTAACTTTTCTCTAACTATATGGTTTAAATAACATTGTAATAAATGCTTTTTATCGATATTATAATGAGAACTAATATTGTAAATTTCTTTAACAATATCAATTTGTTTTGCTTTGTCGTAAAACATGTTGTGTAATTTATTTAATACAGTTGGGTTTAAAATGTTTTTTTTCCATTCACTCAAGTTAAAATTTTGATTTAATTGTAAAAAATTTATCATACTTCGTATATCTGATTTGTACATTTTCTGTATTGTAGAAATATCATTATTCGATATTTTGATATTTTCATTTTGTATAATGGTCTCTATAAATTGTATTATATCTTTTTGCGGCAATTGGTTAAATCTTACACCAATAAATTCATTTTTTAATGGCTCATCTATTTTACTTATGTAATTGCATATTAAACAAAATCTAACATTTGTAGTTGTCGTTTGTAATAAATATTTTAACGCCTGTTGAGCGTTTTTAGTCATATAATCAACTTCGTCCAATATTACGAATTTTAAACCAGTTTCAAACAAATTCTTGGATCTTACAAATGAATATATTTGATTTCGTATTATATCAATACCTCGTTCGTCAGATGCATTTAAATGTATCACATTTCCTTTATTTATTCTACTATATGTTCTCTGATATTGCTGGATTAAATTAATAATAGTCGTAGTTTTTCCTGTTCCGGGTGGACCGTAAAATAACAAGTTTGGAAACTCGTTTTTTTGAATTATTTTTTCAAAGAATTCACGATTAATTGGGTCTAATACAATGTTTTCAAAATGTGTCGGACGATATTTTTCAACCCAAGGGATGTTATTCGTGGTTTCTTTAGACATTCTATTTTATTATTTGTGATAACCCCATTATATCGTTTTGTTTTTAATTATAAAATTGATTTCGTTAAAATGAAAAGTTAAACGTATATTATTAAATTATATTATGGACAAAAACGACGTCGGTTTTCTCAGTATTTGTTGTGGATGCATGTTTTCGGGGAAAACATCGTGGCTATTGCAGAAATTTAAGAAATATTCGTATATTGGTAAAAGTATTTGTGTTATTAATTATGCGGACGATAAACGCTATGATAATAAAATGCTTTCTACACACGACAAAGAGATGATACCTTGTATACAGACATATTCTCTTGCAAGTGTTCGAGAATTATTGCTTACACACGATGTTATTTTGATTAACGAAGGTCAATTCTTTAATGATTTATATGATGTTGTGTGCGATTTAGTTGATAAAGATAAAATTGTTCACGTTGCCGCTTTAGATGGGGACTTTATGCGTGAGGAATTTGGACAAGTTTTAAAACTATTGCCTCTTTGCGATGATTATACAAAGGTTCACGCATTATGTGCGAATTGTAAAGACGGAACACAAGCACCGTTCTCATTTCGCGTTAGTAATGAAAGTCAACAGATTAGTATTGGATCTGATAATTATAAACCCCTTTGTCGAAAATGTTACCGTAATGCATCCCTCGTTACACAATCAATTCATTCATCTTCCGAATATTAGATTATTTATACAAGAGAATGTTTCCTTTTTCATAAAACATATTTTAAAACCATATAAATAATTATTGGGGTTTTATTGAAAGGAAATGCCCAGAACAAAAAACGCAAAAGGATTAGCAAAAAAAACTGAAACTAAAAAAACTGAAGAGAATATACAGTTTGACGTTCAAGACGCTCCTCCACCTGAGGCTAAAAAACGTGGTAGAAAACCTAAGGGAGGTAAGTTAATTTCGAAAGCTACCGATGAAAAGGATAGTGCATCTGTTCCGACCAATGTTATTTTACATTTGAAATGCTCTTTGAAAGAAATTGAAGAGGATGTTATTCAAAATAAGAATAATTTGATTGGTGATCCATTAAATTACAATGCAAGTGTCCCACCAGATGTACAAGCATATGATCATATTACGAATGATCATAAATTTTTTGAATTAGAAAATTCAACCGAAGACCATATAAATGCTTATGCATCACAAAATGCTATAAATAAACTTGTATGTGCTAAATGTAAAGGTAGTGCGAATGCGAGTGATGAAAATGTTAACATGAAAGATATCAATATGAAATTAAAACATTTGAAAATTAGTCTTTATAAAAATACTATGGATGAGAAAAAATCTGCATGTTTTTGGTGTACATATGATTTCGATAATCAATCTTGCTATATACCCAAATCTGAGAATGACGGTGATGTTCACGGTTATGGTTCTTTTTGTAGACCCGAATGCGCGGTCGCCTATTTAATGAAAGAAAATATTGACGATTCCACCAAGTTTGAACGCTATCATTTATTGAACCGCGTTTATAACAAAATATATGAATACAAAAGCAACATTAAACCCGCCCCTAATCCACACTATCTATTAGACAAGTTTTATGGTAATTTAAACATACAAGAATATCGCAAACTATTAAATAGCGAGCGCATGTTGATGATTGTCGATAGCCCTTTAACGCGAATTCTTCCTGAATTGCACGAAGATACCGATGATTTCACCACAGGCGTTTATGGTGGTAATAAAGGTGGATCTACGCAAGCAGGAGGTGTTTATAAAGTAAAACGTCAAAGTGAAAATCAAGAAACTGTAAGTAAAGCCAATATAATGAAGGAACGGTTTGGTGTGGCTACGTAATTATTTAGTAAATATATAATAATAATTTCTGATATTATTATATAATATATGGCTCCTCGAGATAGTTTAATATCATCAATTATGGGACCGGAACCACAAAAAGAAGAGGAAGTGTTGAACTATTTAAAAATGCTTTCAATCGACTATAAAAATAACGAACCTCAGAAAATGTTAAATACGATCCAAGTTTTTTTAAAAGATAAAGGCGATAGTGAAGAAAGAATTAAAAATATGTGTGTTATGAATAAAATAGTAATGCCATATATTATTCAGCATTATGGACAAGAAAACAAAAATATAGAAACCACTGTTACAGTGTATAATAAACTGAATGAACAACAGAGCCATTGGTATAACTATTTTTATGGTATTATTTTTGGTATTGAAAAAGCACAAGGTATAAAACTAAAACCAGAACAATTAAAAGAAATTAAAGATATTCTTAATGGTCTATGTGTTCAATTTGCTAAAAAAACTGGCGGTAAATTAATGACCGGTGGGATGGCTTGGCAACTTATTCCTCTTATTATTTTAGCAGCAGGATCTCTTGTAAATGGTCAGGGATTTTCACGTCCAAGTGATAACAAATTTGACCAAAGTGCACTTTCAAGTCATCTAACTGGTACAGATATGGCTGAAGTTGGTCTCCACGCTGGAAATATATTTGGCCATTTAGGTGTGGCGATCGCTGGCAGTATAGCAGGTGAACCACAAATCGCCGTGACGGCATTAGCATCGCTTGCGACTACAGAAGTACCCGCGTTAGGATTTTCAGCTTTTAAATCGTGGTCTGGATTAACCGAGCGTGAACAACGTGAGAATTATGGAAAAATTACGAATGAAGTAGCCACGCAATTTAGAGAATTTATACAATCAGGTAAGGCTATAGTAACAGAAGATGCTTTAATTACAACCGTTTTAGATGAGAAATTTAATACAAAAATAATAAAAGTTGGTGATAAAGTAATAGAGAAAGGTTCAAGTGACTATAAAGCCATTCGAAATTGTGTTCGTTTTGTAAACGCTATATCTGAATTGCAAGTTTACGATAAAGAATCCCAAACATATATGGCTGAACACCGTAGATTTTCGAGACAGTCTGCGCAACCAGTCGGTGATGGTGAGGGCGCGTTGGCTAACATGGGTATAGGAGATGGCAAACAAGTAACATTTGATACAATGGCTGAACCTTTTCGAGAATTTGTATCCAATATAGAAACAGAAAGAGATATTGTTTTAAAAAATGCTGGGTTAACTACGAATGATATAGAAGAAATTAGTAGATTTAATAATGAGTTTGGAGAATTATATTGGGGTAGTGAAATATCAATTAGTGAAGATACGTTAAATATAATGACTAGATTAAATGATGTTATGTATGAAGATAGAAATATGTTAAATCTGTTTCAAAATGATCGTTTTTTTGATGCTACTAAAAAGCATTGGTCTGGTTTTAAATCAAAGATTGATGATATAGAATTAAACGCAGGGAAGAATTTGTGGTGGCTTGCTTTACAAACAACAGGAGGTATTTTCCTTGCATACACATGTATAAAGTATGGAAAGGGATTAGGTGGTTTGTTTTCAAGTTCGAAACCTAATGAAAATTCGGGTGATTCAAAATCACAAAATACTAAAAAAGAAACTAAAAAAGAAATTAAAGAA